ATTATCTTCCTCTTCTTCTGGTGTAAAGCCTAATAGATTATTACGAAGTTCTTCTACTGATTCAAACACTTCTTCAGCATCATTCTCTTCGCACCATATCCAAAAGGCACTCATCATAGTCAGCATGTGGTGAGCATAGGCTAGTACCATATCGTCCATGTCGTTTGAATTATTTATTACTACCTTTGTGTCTATGTCTAGTACACCTGTTTCATTCATACTAGGTCTTATTACAAGTGCTAACTCATCGTCACCTAACAAGTACCTCATAGTTTATACTTCCTTTTGTTTGCTATAAGCTTTAAGTTACAAGCTTTACCTGGTTCTTGTAACCACTCAAGTGGTATTAACCTATGTGACCACAGAAAACCATTCTTATCACACCAGTCACAGTATCTAGACTTAGCCCCCTTATATAGTTTTGCATTGGCATTACTAAAAACAAACCGTATGTCTAGCTTCGGATACTGCTTCTTTATTTCTAAGTGTTTCCTTCTATCGTCACTACTAAATATACCCTTAGTTTCTATGAAGATACCATTGTCTAACTCAAAGTCAGGGGTATAAGTTCTGTATCTAAGGTCAAGCCATTCTATTTTCAATAGCTCATACCTAACTTTCTTTTGTCTACTCTTAAGAAAAGCAGCGGCCTCTTTTTCAAGACCACTGCGATAGTTTAGTCTGTGTCTACGTGGCATTATGTTACCAGTATGTAGTCCACCATAGGTGGTTCTTTAGCCTTGGATACCTTTGAAGGTAAGGTCTGTAAAGTTTCCCAACACTTGCGTTTGAATGGGCAGAACTTACATTCATTTGGTAGCACAAGATTACCACTCTTCTTCTTATAGTAGGACTCCTCTACAGGAGAGAAGCATCTTTTAAAAGGTGCATTGTTATTTAAGTTTGTAACTTTCTCTTGTACCTTGAGTAGAACTTCTGATACATTAACAGAAGAAGCATCGACATATTTAAACTCTCCATTAGCTTTGTTGACTACCCACCAGCCACCTACATCTTTGTTGGCAGCATGAGCGTAGCCTACTAGTTGTGCTACATAACCAAAGTCATCCTTCTCAGAAAGTTTTTCAAAGCTTTCAAACTTATGCGTGTATGACCACGGTGAAGCAGATTTAACATCGTCAATCTTACCATCCATTTCCATGTCTAGTTCACCATCAATCACATCACCAGTGGGTAGGTCTAAAGATACTCTATAGTTATCCTTATACTCTACACCTGCAGCCGTAAGTAATCCTTTGAACACAGCCTCTACAATATCGCCAAGGATCATGTTCATCAGGAAGAAAGGTGGCAAAGGTTCTCTATCATCAGGGTCATTCTTTTCAAACCAGAGTTGGCAAGAGGGCTTACCTATGTTAGACATACGTAACTTAAAGTCACCTCTACTTTCACCACTAAACTGTTTCAAGAATGCAGCCTTAACGTCAGAGGCAACCTTGTCGGCTACCCCCTCAGTTACAGTTGTGTTACCCTTCAAAGCCTCAGACATAAAGCCCAAAAGCTTTAGTTCAACGGGATGATCAGGCATTCTCTTCTTCCTCAACGTGCATCATAACAGTATCAACTACAGTCTTGATGTCCTCATCTACTGTACCGTTTACTATTTCATTATGAGCATCAATGATGATACCATTAGACCACTCAATGTACTCTACAAAGTCTTTAAGAGTGTCCTGATCCTCTACGGTAATTTCATGTGCAGCATTAGTCAAAGCTGATTTAATAACGCCATAGGTGGCACCACTAGGGATAGACTTCTGTTCACCTGACAATAGTAGATCAGTCATAATAGACATTTGCTTTTTCTTTTGTAGGGATTTTAGTGAAGTCTCTATAGCCTTGATACTATCACGGTTCTTTAGGTCCATGATAAAAGGTATGTCTTTCACCTCACCTTTTTCTTCTCCATTTTTATCTAGAGATTGGAAGGTAGCAAGTCCCATTAACACCACTACCCTAGAGATGGTACGATACTCTGCTTTTGTTTCATCAGATAACTCATTCCAGTTTGGGATATAACCTGCAGGTCGTCCTAAGTTGTATCGACCTGTGTTATCTTTAAGGTCTGACTTCAGATCAATACCAAGCACTGACTTCTCCATTACTTCCTTTTCAGAGTTCCAGCGTTGCCATTTCTCACGTTTAGCAAACAGTCTAATTGTTACTGTGTTGGCATACAGTGTAGTATCTTCATCAATATAAATAGAGAAACTACCAACAGGTAATACTTCTGTCTTGATCTTCTTACCGTTTACCTCTATCTCACCCATCTTTGGTAGGTGTATCTGAGTAATCCTGGCTAGGGATGGTCCACCTGTACTAGTGGAAGAGTATGTTACTCCCATCAGTTCTTCTAGTGAACGTCCTGTATCTTCTACTATTGCTAAATTGCCCATTCATTTTCCTTTCGAGCTAAAGAGTGCTAGTTATAGCACTAAACATCTACCGTGTCAAGCCAATTCTTACCTATCTTGGCCTCTAAAAGAAGAGGTACATTCATTATGACACCATATGCCTCTTCAACTAGTCTATTTAAATCTTCATTAAGCGTATGTATTGTAGCAATAACATACTCTTTTTCTTCTGGGTGTACATCAACTACAATGGAGTCGTGTACTGAGTTGACAATGCAGGAGTTAAGTTTCTCTAGCCTTGCCTCTAATTCTATTAACACAAGAGGTACTACATCACCAGTTGCAAACCCTTGTACGGGATAGTTCTTAAGCATAGTCAGGTGTGTCACTCTACCACTAGGCAACCTCTCAATGTCAGGGAAAGCATATTGCCTACCACTTACGTTAGTAATCTTATTAAAGCGTAGCGCTTCTTTGGTTAAAGCTTTGTGCCAATTAGCAATGCCTTCATATTTATTTACAAACTCCTCATAGTAAGCCTTCTCTGCCTTACTTCTGCCGTATCCAGTAGCGCCAAAAAGAGGGGCAAAGGTGTGCTCCTTAGCTTCTTGTCTAGTAGTGGGTTGCCCTGCATCACTAATAACTTTAGCGGTATAGCTGTGTACGTCAAAGCCTGTGGCAATCTCAGCCATAGCAACCTCATCTTGTGCAAGGAAAGCTGCGGTACGAAACTCAAGCTGGGCAAAGTCAGCTTCCATAATCCATCCACCATCCCAGCGAGACACAAACACTTTCTTTACGGGGAATGTATTTCCTCTTGGCATGTTCTGCATGTTGGGATTTTTACCACTGAACCTGCCAGTGGAGGTGACGTGTTGTGTAAGTCCAACATGTAGGAATCCGTCTGGTTTAGTGTAACTGGTAATGCCACCGACAAAACTGCTGAGATAACTACTAATAGCAGAAAGCCTTTTAACATCTGTAAGAAATCTGATGGCAGATTCTTGATTATAGTTTTTGGCAGTTGATATAAGTACATCTAGATTATCCTTTCCTGTACTGAATCCATTAGCACTAGCCCATTTAACACTAGGAGGTTGGAACTTTAAACCTGCAACTTCTTTTGTTTCAGTCAGTGTATAACCTCGTGTATCACAATCCTTACATTTGTTTGGTCTGTTGTATAAGCTTCCATCCTTCTTTACTTTATGTACGTATCCCTTACCCTTGCAGTCTTTGCATTGTGATGCAGTGGTTTTATATATCAGACTAGAGTTGTTCTTTATTGCTGACTCAAAGTCTTCCTTTGTATTGACATGATCAAACAACCCATGCCAATCATTCTTTTCGTTTACCTTTCTGCTAAAGATAACCTGAGACAATTGCTCTGGTGAATTAAGGTTTATAGGTGTATCACCCATAAGATCCCTAACCTGTTGCATCAAACGTGTTTCAATGTCAGCCTTTTCTTTTTCAAACTCTTCTCGCACTTCATCTAAGGCTGATCTATCCACCTTGATCCCAGACATGTACATTCTCGTGAGGGTTTTACAAGTACTGAAGGTAACTCTTCTACAGTTATGGAGGGAAGAGGCTTCAGAGGTTTGATAGTCTCTTTCTTGGCTGAGGAACAATTCCCTAGTGCTAGTAAGGTCAGCGTCAAGATACTCCCTAAGCTCATGTAAAGGTATTTCATTTGTGTTATATCCTTTCTTGTAGTACTCCTTTAGTATGTCCTTCTTAGGTGACAAACCTCTACGCTCTGCACATGACTCTAAGTCTAAAGGTGCTTTAACACCTCGTTGTAGTATGTACTCTGCGAGCATGGTGTCATAGATTTCGCCATCATATTTGAAGCCACATTCCCATAGCCACATAAGATCATGCTTTGCATTGTGCATAATTAGTAGGGTTGTTTCGTTTAAGATCTGTTGTATTACTTCTCTTCCATTACCAGATGCATCTTTACGCTCATCATGTTCTAATGTGATGATGTGTGCTTGCTCTGGGTCATCCACGTTCTGCATACCTACTTGCACCAGATAGTTTCCTGGCTCAAAGGGGTCCATGTGAATAGCCTTATTTACTTTCTTAGATGTGTTCTCAACGTCAAGCACAAGCCTCATGATGTATACAAACCTCTCTCATGATCTAACTCACATGTTATTAAACCATGCCAACCTGTAATCTTATTCTTAGCTACATTCAAGTTACGCACAGGGCTTTCCTGTTCTCCTTCTGCCTGTGGGTTCTTAGATAGTAATATCATCAGGTCAGCTTCCGCTGCTTTACCTGTCTTACTACCCTCCATCATAGACATATCAACAACACGCTTACCTTCTGCATCAGCCGATAGCTGAGACATCCATACTACACAACACTTATATTTCTTTGCTATGTTTCTTGCGTGTATTGCTGCCTCTTTAAGGTACACATCTGACTTATCACTTACCTTCTTGGCAAACTTATCGCCCATGTCTAGCATGATTATGTCAGGGCTTTCACTCTTGGCAACCATCTCAACGTAGTCCATGTCCATGCCACTACATTCTTTGAAGTCTATATTATCCTTGACCTCTGAATATCTTTTAGCAGCAAGTACAGGGTTCTCTGCAATCTCTTTAACAGTCATGTCAGTTGCTGCAGATATGTACCGTGCCACTACACGTTCATAACTTTCTTCATTGAGTAGTGAGATACACTTAGCTCCCTGCCTTGCCCAACCATCAGGGCCAGCTACAATACTGGCGGCGAAGGATGTCTTACCTGTGTTGGGTCTTGCACCAACCACTAACAGGTGACCACCGTTGACACCCTCCACTCGCCTACGTAAAGATGGAATGTTAAACTTCCACTGTGTTTCAAGGGAGACAGCTTGAAGTATGTGGTCTAGTTCTTTATTCTCAAACTTTACACGTCTAGTTGGAGTGAAGTTATCCTCATACCTCTCCAACAATTGCCTTAAGTCTTCTAGGTTTGTCTTAGTACCATTGACATAATCAAAGCCTAAGTTTGCTATCTTCTCTCCTACATACTGTTGAAACATACGTGACACAGTTTGGTGTGCAATGTCTTGCTTAAGTGTTTCAGCCTTCTCTAACTTAGAAAAGATGTCAGCATATATTGCTTTGTTAGATGTGGTCATACTACTATTCTGTATGTAAAACAAAGCTTGTAAATCTACAACAGATATATCGCCATCGTGTTCATCCATAGCAGAATCTAAAGCAGCTTTAATCTTTCTTGTATCCTTTGTGAATATTTCTTGTGGGCATTTGCCACCTCTGTTCTCCTCAAAGAACTCCCTATTCATCAATGTTTTTATAAGGGATAGTTCCATCATCATGTGTCTCTCTCTTTGTTAATCACTCTTCATTCAAACAAAACTCACACCAAGTATTAGGCGTAGGACATCCACAACTTACGCATAGATTAAACCCTACTGTGTTGTAAGCTTCTTTCTCTTTGGCTCTCTGTCTTTCTTCCTTAGTCATAGGGCGTATCTCTTTCAGTGGGATACCGAATGTGTACTTACCTGTCATGTAAGATCCTCCGTTTTATCCTGGCTATCCCATGACCCTTTAGAAGATACTGGTGGATTGTTCTCACCGTAGTTCCCGTACTCGTCAAACCTCTCATCCTTATTGTATCTGATGTGATCTTCTATGAAGTCATACACTACCTGCATGTCCAGCTTAGCTGCTGCACAGTACATCACTAGCTTCAAGCCTTCCTCTGTAAGTAACCCACGGGCATGTGCATCCATGTGAAACTTAAATGTTGCACCACCATCTTCATGTTCTTCTACGGTTTCTACACCAATGATACCTGCATTCTTATTCATAGTTTTTCTCCACTAATGCTGCCCAAGATACAGGGAATAGCCTACGCATTCTGTCACTGATCTGTGTGGCAACGAAGCGTGTCTCTGCTTGTGTATCAAAGGCACAACGCAGGTTACACATATCAGCAAAGGCATCTAAGCTACCTGACCAGTACCACTCAGTCATGGTAGACTGGGGCAGTACCATACGTGCTTGCTCTGGGGCTACTCCCATGTCAAGAAGACCTGTATATAAAACCATCAATCCTCCGTAATCGTCCTCTATCTGATCGTATGTATTCCATTGATGGGGAGGATCTTTAGAGGCCGCTACAGCTTTACCTGTGTTTGGTTTTAAAAAGGCTAGTTCAATCTTGTAGTCTTCAATCTTCACCTCACCACTGCTACCCTGCTTCTTATCTTTGGCACGTCCTCTCCATGTTTTAGGTTCATAGAACTCAGGATCACTGTCCACATACCTACGGCTAATCTCATTCCAACGTAGGAACTTATGCTTCACAAGTTGACGTGCTACAAAGATGGGAGCCTTGACATGAAAGCTGGCAAAGCAATGCCCAAAGGGTGACATGTGTTTGTGCTTAGCTAAGTAATGGATAAGCTTGTCATCCTCTGGCTTTGTGTACATGCGGTCTATCTTCTTACCAAAGCTTACTCGTGCTGCATTTACAACGGACATGTCGCAGCCCATGTGATCTATTAGTGTTGCCTTAATCATTAGTATTCCTCTTCACGTAAGCTAAAGCTTTCTCTAATCCCTCTGCATTATCTCCTAGCTTACCAATGCCAGTGTTACAGTTAGTACAGAGGTAGCCC